GCAGCAATAACATCAAATCCAGCTCTTTTATAGCCCATGCTTGACCCGCCACCGCAAGCAAAGGTAGACATTACTTTTAAGTTGTGTTTAGGGATATTTTGTAGGTCTGCTATATCCCATGCGCAGTTTGGTTTATTTTTCATCAAATTCAAACCCGCATTTTGGACACTGATGGCCTAACTTGTAGTTGTCTGGGTTAATTTCTTTAGAGCTGGTTTCAGGTGTTTCATTATTTGCAAGGTATAAATCAAGTAAGCTGTTTATTTCAATTTGCGTAAAACCTGTTAGCTCAAGATGCAATTCTGTAAGGTCGGACAGCTCTATCTTTAACAATTCATCATCCCAGCCAGCGTTCAAAGCCAGCTTGTTGTCTGCAATGATGTAGGCTTTCTTTTGAGCGTCCGTGAGGTTTGACAGTCGTATGCATGGCACTTTGTCCAGCCCCAACTTGCGTGCCGCCATAGTGCGACCGTGGCCAGCAATAATGCCGCCGTTGTTGTCTATAAGTATCGGGTTTGTAAAGCCAAATTCTTTGATGCTCGCTGCTATTTGCGCGACTTGCGCGTCTGAGTGCGTGCGACTGTTCCGCGCGTAGGGAATTAGCGTTTCAAGAGCAATATGTTCTAAATTGTTCCCGACTTTATCCATTGTCGTCATGGGTTCTCCATTGGTAAATCCAAAGTGAAACCATTATACCAAAAAAAAGACCACTGCGTTAGTGGTCTAAAGTCGCTACAAACGACTAGGAGAAAGAGCCTTCATTGTAGCCTTTCTTTGTTCAGCCGTCTAGCCTCTGCGTTGTAGTGCCTGGCAATCTCAATCAGGCCTTCTTTGGTGTACTTTCTTAGCGTACTGTCAAATTCGAGTAAGTTAAGTTGATGCTCGCCAATCCGCTCTAGAAGTCGCTTGCGATACTCGACAACGTTCCCGCCAAGCCAGTTATTGCAATGCTTGCATTGGCCATGCACGTTGTCCTCGACAAACCTCATATGTGGCGCTGAACCAACCGACCTGTAATGTCCTGCGTCAAATGTGTTTGGCGTGTCTCCTAGAGGCTTGTCACACGATATACACGGCCTACCCGTATCTCTGGCTCGGATGTACGAATTAAACGCAGCCTGCGCCTTCTTAACCAGTTGCGGTTTGGTTTGCAGTGCATCCAGCTTTAATTTTGTTTCTTGCTTGTCTTTCTTGACTTTAACGGCCTTGACCAACTGCATAGCACACGATGGGCTGCAACATGTCTGTAGCGGTCTGGCTGTTTGAAACGTATTTTTGCAAACCTTACACTTCTTTGTTTTCATTCGTTCACCTCAAAACCTTTGTCTGTTGCCCAGCAAATTAGCCACTCTGTGAACTCGCTTGCGTCTGCCTTATTGAATTTGCGCGACTGTATACCTAGTTGAACTACCCTTTGACCGTCTAAGCTGGGCGCCACCTTACCTGCTGACCTGCCAGTCTCGCTTGCCCACTGGTCAATCAAGAAACGCTTCCAGCTTTCCCCGTCCCACTTAGCCCCTGCATGCTCAGCCTGCTTTGCAATTTGGCCAATAATTGCGTGGTACATCTCATTTTGTGGCTGGCTACGAGTCTCGCTTGTGACTTCCAATGTAAATTTTTTACCTCCTATCAGATGAGGCTTCATCTTTTGATAAATGTCCGTTACCACCTGGTGCGCCTGTTGCGCATTGTGTAGCGTTATTTTCATTTTCTGTTCTTCTCCAATGTCATTAGCGCCCTTATATCATCCGCGTACTTTTGACCATATTTTTTAGCCAATTTATCCATCACACCCCCAAACCACTGTGGCGCTTTTTCAGCCTGCCACTTGTAGCTGTACACCAACTCACGAGCCAAACCCTCGTCAGCGGCCTGTTGCGACCTTTTAGACTCGATGCTTTGTTGCACTCGACGCTCGGCTTGCTCTTTCTTTGTGCCCCAGGGGATTAAAGACAACGCTTTTGCTTTTCTGTGAGTTTTGAATTCACTTTTAGTTGATGAACATTTTGGATTCCATCGCCGTTTAAATTCTTTGACCTTGCCTTGCCACCGACCGTTCCAGCCCTTGAACGTCTAAAACTGGTGTCATCGCTAATAATACTTTTACCAATAAACATTGTGAAAGCATTTGGTATTGGTTCTTTTTTCATATAGCAAGCCATAAATTGAGTGTAATTAATCCGCAAGTGACAATCCCTATTGCAAACAGAATTACAGCAACGACCGATAGTTTTACTAAAACATTGCGCCAGCGCTGTGGGCTTTGATGTTGATAATTAATGTATGGCTCTGCATCAATCGGTATTTGACTTGCCCTAACTCGGCGTTGTAGCCAAGCATTTGTTCTTCTAATTTCTTTTTCTGCGCTCATGTCTTTCTCCTGTGGTATTTATAAAAAACGTGAAAACCAATTACTTCAGTCATTTCCAACCTACCCGCCCACTTGGGGTAAACGGCCAGGGTATGGTAGTGCGTTGACTTTCGTGTGTTGTCCTTCAACCTACCTGCGATTGCCCTGGCCACGACCAGTTGCACTTTCTGTGTGTACGCCACCAGCCTGGGATTTCTAGCTCTGTAATCGTTAGCCCAACTAAACTGCTTGCTTTGATAAACAACCCTGCAGATTGAGTTTGGCCAGCGCTTACTAGCAACTCGGTTTAAGACTACCGAGGCCACAGCTCTGATGCCAGCCAAACTCTCTCCTCTTGCCTCGTGGTGCAAATTATCAGCCAGACACTTGGCCTGTGGCGAGTACGGCACGGCCAATGCCGATGCCGGCAGCATCAGCAAGGCCAGTAGTAGCTTAAGCACTGCCTCTTGCGCGGATGGCATCTGCGCAGTCGTGGCCGGTGTAAAGCACCAAGTCGTCACACACCTTTGCACACGCTTCACGCTCTGCTTTTACGGCCCTGTCAATCTGCTTGAGCCACAAATCGACGTGCTTTTTAAAGACATAGCTTTTAACCAGACTGGCAAAAAGTTCGAGCGCGTCTAGGTTGGCAATTTCCTTTGTCTGGTAGTAGTGCGGTAGTTTTGCTTGGCGCGCCAGCTCAATAACTTTTTCTATGTTCATGTCCTCATCTCCCGTTCAATATCCAGCAGAATCTGCTCTGCTTGTTTAAGGAGCCAAAGCACATCCGGCGCATTGGCGCGATTAGACGCAAAATACAATGAGCCGTCGGCCTCGTAGCCAACAATGACCACTTCCGTTAGCTTGCCCACTGCTCCAGTGAGCGCCTCGTCGGGGTCAAAGTCAAGGCGAGACTCGCCTTCATTAAGGCCGATGGGAAAGTCGATTAATTTAGCCATTGTTTTTCTCCTTTAATTTTGCTTCAATGGCGCGGGCAATACTACGGTACAGAGTTTTGTTTGCTGCATGGTACGTAGCGATAGCGGGAAAAACCTGCTCAACTTCCGTATCAGTCAGCCCAACCCAAGGTTTGTTGATGTTGTCGTGTTGACTCATGTTGTGGTCACCGCTCATGTGTTCTTCTCCTTATCATTTATAACTTTTGCCTTCTTTGACCTCAGTACATCGCGGACAATCCGCTGCGACCGGTCTAACTCGCCCACCGTCACGATTTCTAATTGCTCGTCATGTAATTGCATTGCTTCATCCAGCGTTTGCATCTCAGCACCCTTCAAGATGTAGTGGTCTGTCCTCATACCGCGTTTGCAGACCTCTAGAAGCGCGTCTAAGCCGTTTTTTGCCACAAAAGCATACTCAGTACCAAACCCCATGAGAACGAGCGCCTCGCACGTGTTTAAAGCGCTTATCAGTACATCCAGCTCTTTTCGTCTTGCCTCACCTTTGACAAGCATTGCCAGGGCATTGTGGTTCTTCAACTTCAGGGTCAACAGAGAGCCTTCGTGCTTTGCAACCGGTGTGATGCTTTCAATCACAAAAGCCAACGGGTTGACTAAGACAGGTTTAGGCTTGTATTTGCTTTGTTTTTTCATATTCTTCCTCTGTAAGCTCACTAATAATGTACAACGCTTGGTTGATTATGAATACAGGGTAATCCCTACCTTCTCGCACCAAATCAAGTATTTTTCTTGCTGTGCAGTAGTTCATTGCAAAGCCTCTTTAGCAAAGCGCAAGGTTGTTGGGTTTGTCTTTTTCCCATCTGCATAGCCCTGTAATATTCGCTTTGCCCAAGCCTTGTGGTCAACCGGCAAGGCTTTAGTAACCAATTGCTTGAGGTCTTGCAACTTTGACAGCTCACGAGCCAAACGCTCTGGGTCTGCTTTTGGCTCTGGCAACCTTGGTGCTTCAGGTGCAGGTGAACGTCGGCACAGGTTTCTAAACTCGATGATGTTGGGCGCCCGTTCTGGTAAATTTTCTAAAGCCCATGCAAGCACTTCAAGTCGCCCACCGTACCCGCTTAACTCGTGCGCCCAGGCGGTCTTTACATCAGCAAGCGGAACGTCAGACCACTGGCGTGACCATGCCGAACCATAAGTTGCCGCTAGGCGTTCAAAAAGCCTGTCAATTGCTTTGATTGATATACTCATTTCAACTCCAATACGCT